ACCGGACGCCGCGTACAGGGCGACACGATCCGGGTCGACCTCGATCGGGTTGGGGCTGTCGGGGTGCTTCAGGGTGGTCATGTCAGATCAGCGCCTCTCGTGATGAGCTCGAACGTCATGTAGAGCCTGGGAACGTCATCAGGAATCGGCGACGGCCCGGACAGTTCGGTCACCTTGCAGATCGGGGCACCGTTCGGCGCGGACCACAACAGCGCCCGGACCATGCGAGCAAGGTCAGCGGCGTCCTGATCCGTGGCAGCCCAGACGTTGACGCCGATCCGGGCAGCCTCACGAGCCACGTCAAGTCGAGGACCGCCATCGCGGCGCACCGTCACGAGCCGCACAGGGCGCGGGTTGGGGACGACGACGCCAACCTTCACGCCGGTCGTGTACGCCTCACCGCGGGCTGCGAGAGCCCCGCGCAGGTAGGTCGTGACTGTCAGCTCGACGTCGGGGAACATGACGAGGGAGGGCATCGTCATCTCTTCCGTCTGCCGTAGTTCTCGGCCTGCTTGCGCGTGATCCGCGACGTCTTACCCTTGGCGCTCGTGTAGCTGACCATCTCCCGGTCGACCAACATCTCGCCTCCCGCATAACTGAGAGCGCGGGCAAGGTTGCCCGTCGAGGCTTCAACGCTCATCGCGTGATTGGAATCGGAGAGGACGACCGCAGCGGGGCGATCGGTGCCACCTCTCCTGAACTTGATCCCGAGGGCTGCGGAGGTGGTCATCTCTAAGCGAAGCGAGTTCTTGTATGCCCCTGAGACGACCGGCGCGGACGCCTGCGCGGCGGCTAGGACGGCCTCACCGCGGCGGGTGAGTTCGGCGCGCACGCCGGGGTCGTTCAGGAGGGCCTTCATGCTGGCGTGGATGAGGACGACCTTCGCGCGGGCCATCAGCCGGCCGTCCGCGAGGTCTGCACCACAAGGCCAGGACGCCAGGACCCGAGACGCCAGTCGGACGCCTCACCGAGCACGTCGTAGTCGAGGCCGCGAACACGGACCCGGTTCGCCGGGATGATCGCGGTCCCCGCCGGCATGTAGAGGGTGAAGCCGGACGTGACCGAGTTGCGCGCGTCCTGCACAGGCTCGGCGGACGGGCGCGGCTCACACAGCACGTTGTCAACGCTGACCTGCGTCGGCGTCGCCCACGAGGTGCCCGTCGTCTCGCCGGAGTATGGGTCCGTGACCGGCACCCCGGTCAGGACGATGACCGTCTCACCGGGAAGCATCAGAGGTTCTCGTACAGCGGCAGGCCCTGCGTGAGTACCGCACCACACGAGCAATACAGGGCGCCGAAGTTGATCGCGCACGTGTCGTTGTGCGCCCCGGTGAACACCGGCAGCGTGTCGATCGAGAACGCGCCCGAGAGTTCCGAGCCCTTGCAGAGATCCTGCAACTGCTCAATCTCGGACGGCCAGAACATGCCCCGCCGAGGCTGCCGCGTGTCGACCGTCTGCCCGAACGGTCCAGCCGTCTGCGACTGTAGGGCGCCGCTGCCGGCCTCGGCCCAGCGGATGATCGCCCCGCGCAGGAGCGCCTTCGCGGCATCGGGGTACTCGAAATCCTCAGAGGTGATACAGGGGGCGACCCGCTCCGCTGTCGCCAGCGCGTCGTCGATCATGGCCTGAGCCTTGATCGGCTCGATGTCGGCGAACGGTGCCAGGTCCGCGAGGACCAGCGTCACAGCGGTCACGAGTCACCCCCTCGCATCACTTGGTGGACTTGCGGACGGCCGGGGCGCGCTTCGGCGCCGTCTTCACCGGCGCCTTCGGCGGCGCAGGGAGCGCGTAGGCGCCGCTGGCGATCAGGCGTTCGGCCTTCTCGTCAGCGACACTCACGCGAACCCCGCTCGTCGTGATCAGGATCATCAGACGTTCGCGACCTTGTCGACCACGACTGCGTACCCGTCGAGGTCCATGACGCCCCAGCCGTAGACGATCTCGAGGCGCAGCGCGAGCTGGTTGGTGCGCTTGAGGTCGCCCTGACCGTCCGGGTCACCGAACTCGATCATCTCGACCGGGATCGTCTTCTGGACACCCCAGCGCAGGAGGTCCCACTGCCCGATGATCGCCTTGACCTTCGTGTCCGCGGCCTCCGGGAGTCCCGAGACGGTGGACGAGGAGAACGCCTTCAGGCCCTCGAACGAGGTGATGTTCGAGCCGAACCCGAGCTCCGGGTACTTCTTGCGGCCGTCGGCGTACCGGGCGGTCGCCACGGTCCACGAGTAGGTCGGGTCGAACGCGATGCCGTTGGGGATGTACCCATCGGCGATGACCAGGCCGGCTGCGGCCTCGATGACCGTGTCCGGGGTGGTCAGGGTCGCGGTCACGAGCTCCACAGAGTTCGTGGTCGTCGCGATCCGGTCGCCCACGACGATCGACGCCACAGCGGCGCCGGTCAGGGGGCTGATGCCGTGGAACACGCCCAGGTCGAGCGCGCGCGCCAGGGCCAGGCCGCCCTGGTCTGCGAGGGTCGTGAGGACGCCGAGCTGGTACGCGTCGTCAGCCCACTTGACCTCTTCGTTGAACCGCATCGTGACCTGCACCTTGTGCGGGGTCACGATCTTGGTCCCGAAGGTGGCGTTGGTCGGCGCCTTGTTCGCACCCTCGCCGACGTACTCGGCGCGAGGGGCTCCGGTGAGGGTCATGTGGGTGACCTCACCGAACTGCTGCGGCTCGACGCCCGACAGGGCCGCCACAGCGGAGCCGGTCAGGGCCTTGGCGAACAGGCCGGAGGCGATGTTCTTGGGAAGGGTGATGCCAGTAGTTGCCAGAACGGCCATGAGCCGGTCTCCTTTTCAGATCAGGGGGAGCCGAACAGCCCGTGCACGGTTTGGAGCTCGTCGCTGTCGGCGGAATGGGATGTGCTGCCTTCGCGGGGAACGTGGTTCCCGCGCTTCTTCTCGTCCGCTGCCTGACCCCCGAGCCGCACAGCCAGGGCGCGCATGGCGTCCTCGCTCGTGATCGTGTCCAGCAGCGCGGCGTCGTCCTTGGTGAGCTTGTGCTCGATGGCGACGTCACGGCGCAGGACCCGCGCCTCAGCCTCGGCGACCTTGCGCTCGGCCGCAGCCAGGCGCTCGGTGGCCTTCTCGGCCTCGGTCTTCTGCGACTCCTTGATCGTCGCCAGTTCGTCGGCGGCGGTCTTGTTGGCCTTCGCGCGGCGCTCCCACTCCCGAGCCTTCGCCGGCCAGTCGATCTCGACCGTTGGCGTCTGCTCACCCGTGTCGCCCTGTGCAGGGGGAGCGGGCTTGGGTGTTGCGTCGGTGGGGACAGGGGTGATTTCGGACATGGTGTGCTCCCGTTTCGGGTAATGCCCGACCGTGCGGTCGGGGAGATCAGGGGTGAGTCGGGCGCCTCTACTCGAACACCGGCTCGGCGCCGCAGTTGCAGTGGTCGTGGGTCAGAAAGTCAGCGCTGGCCTCTGAGTACACGTCGCCTCTGTCGATCAACATGGAACAGAACTCACAACTGGCGCCTGACCCGACCCTCTGCCAGCCTTGGGCTCGCGGGTCGGCCACGGACGAGCCTGTGACGCTCTCCCTGTCGGCGTTGGAGACGATCCGCTGCAACCCGCCGGCCACCAGGGTCAGCGCCGATGCGAAGTCAGACTCAGCCTGGAACAGCGGCGTCACGCCCCATCGCGCCAGGGCGTCCGTGCGGCCGATGTCAGGCAGTTCGGCAGGGATCGCCCGGAACCTGCCCTTGACCTTCGCTGCGGCGCGCATCTCGTCGTACCAGTCGGCGCCCAACGTGGACGCTGCGCTGCCGTAGATCGACACGAGCCGGGGCAGGAGTTCGATCAGGCCGTCACGGGTGGCGGTCGCCGTGTTGAACTCGCGCCAGATCAGCGTCAGGTCCTTCTGTGCGAGCCCGGTCAACTCGGCGAGGTCACGCCGGTGCGCCGCCGTTAGCGTTGGCACTGGTCACCACCGGACGGCCAGCAGCCGCGGCGTCAGTGATCGCCCGCAGAGCCGCCGACCCGCCCATGCGCCGCTTGTCGGCCAGCGCCCGCCTGATCTGCTGCTCGTCCAAGCCCAGCAGCTCGAGCCCGATCTCGGTCTCAGCAAGCCACGGGATCGCGGTGATCTGCTTCATGCCGGCGTCGGCCTGCGCCGCGCGGGACAGGTACACCGGGGAGCGCCACTTCGCGTCGATCGACGCCCACTCCGCAGGCACCGTCGACTCGCCGTTCGCCATCGCCAGCGCGCGGGTCAGAGCCCGACGCAGAGGCGGGCCCCAGTCGTCCGTCGCACCCTCAGCCTCGGCGATCAGGTCCTCACGGGACGCGATGTACGAGTCAGCCGACGTCGGGTTGCTCATGTCGGAGACGCCGAGCGACGACAGGGGGATCGACGTCTCGCCGGAGAACAACTGCGCCTGCTGCTTGAGCTGGTCGATGTGCGGCTGCGGGGACGACGCCGCGAACTGCTTGACGTCGGCGCGGGGGTTCACCGCGTCTTCGTCGTCCGGGATCGCCTTGATGCGCCCGAGCATGATCTGCCACGACGCCTTCTGCGCACCGGTCGCATCCTTGAAGATCGACTCGTCCGCGCCGAGCAGCCACATCTCGGGGAACGAGTAGACGTCGGCGTGGCCCTCCATACGGATGACCGTGCGGAGCGCCTGGTCGTGCAGCGACATGACGGGCCGCGAGATCCGCGAGGACCCGAACGGGCGCCCGACCCGGGGCTTGTAGACCAGCGGCTCGGCGGGGACGCCCCAGGGGTGCTCGGAACGGTCGACGGACCAGCCACTACCATCCCGCTCGGCGGTGATCGTCAGACCGTCGAGGTAGAGCGCGAGTGATGTCGGCTCGCCCTCGTCGCGGCCGGTGATCGACAGGAGGTTGTCGAGGTGGCGCGAGCGCGGGTTCCAGTCGCCGGTCGCACTCATCGCGTCCTTGACGTGGATCAGCCCGGCAGGCTCGCCGGCCGACTCGTCGCCGAGCGTGTTCACCAGGAACGACGTGCCGTGGATCAGGGACGAGATCAGCCCGGATGAGACCTCGGTCCCGAGGCTGTTCGCCTCCCACGTCTCGCTGAACCCGATCGACGACAGGTCGCCATCGGGCCACACGAACGTGTCCAGGTTGCAGCGGCGCGCGAGGATGTCGACAGCCTTCGCGGACCAGCCCAGGACGACGCCCAGGCGGTAATACTGCGGCGGGATGATGCTCCCGATCTGTCGCAGCGCCCGCTTGCCGTCGTAGTAGGACGCGCGCAGGAGGTTGCGCGGCTGCTTCTCATCGAGCTCGTGCAGGAGGTGGTTGAGCGTCCGGTCCTCGTCGTCGGAGAGACCGGGAAGGACGATCCTGTCGGTCATAGCACCGTCGCCCTTCTGCTGTCGCTACCCGTGCGGCCCGCGCCGCTCTTGCCTGTCGTCACCGCGTGCAGCGCCAGGGTCACCGCCTCGAGCGGAACCACGTCCACGTCGGGAGATAGGGGCTTCCATCCCCATCCGCCCGCCGTGCCGATCGTCCGTCTGCCCGCGCCACGCACCGCGTCGTCGAGTTGCTTCTGCGAGGAGTGAGTCAGGCTCGCCGAGCGGATCGCCTCCGCGACCATCGCGTGAGCGGCGATCACCTCGTCAACACTCGGCGTGCAGATGATCCGCGCCGGGATCTTCGCGACATGCAGCGCGTTCACGAGCGCACCCGCGCCCGCCTTGCCGTCGACCGTGATCCGCGAGCAACCACGCCAGCGATCCGACAGCCATGTGACGAGCCACCCCGTGCCGGCCGCCATGTCGCGAACCTTGATGAGCTCGACGTGCGGAACGCCCACGGCGGGACGTAGAGCGGCCGCCAGGGCCACGCGCGAGCCGTCCGCGGAGAACCGCACCGCGTAGGCGATCCGACCGTCCAGCGGGGCCGCTGTATGACCAAGCGCATCCCACTTGGCCCAGTCAATCTCGGACGGGGCGAGGGCATTGTCGTCATCCCACACGCCCATGCCCTCACGGCGCCACGAGTCATCAAACAGCAGGTTCTTCCGCAGTCGCAGCATCGATGCCAGCGGGGTCCGCAGCGGGTAGGACGGGTTCGCGATGCGCCACTGCACATGGTCGTCGAGCGACGGCCCGCCAGGGCGACCGATGTTCTGATCGGCGCCGGTCTCCACCCACAGCGCGTCGAACTCGACGGCCTCACCGCGGGCCCGCGCAGCCTCGACCTCGAGAGCCTCGCGGCGCCGCAGCGTGAACGCCTCACCCGGGTCTGTCGGCCGTGGCGGGGTACCCATGTAGAAGAGCAGGGCGCCGTGCTGGTGCTTGGACTGGTTGGTCGCCGCGACCATGTCCTCGAGCGCCTTCACGTCGAGGATCTGTGCCTCGTCGAAGACCTCGACGTCGATCTCCTCGAAGCCGCGCCCAAACCCCTGCGACCGGGCGCCGAAGAAGATCACCGAGCCGTTGACGAACTCGATCGACTCCTTGCCGGACCCGCGCCGAACGTGCGCGATGTACGGCGCCACCTTCCGGCGCCGGGCGAGGCCCGCGAGTGCCCGGTAGGTGTTCGACAACGTCGCCGTGTGATGCGCCGTCCACAGCACCCGCATACCCGGGAACAGGGCGCACAACGCGAACGCGATGCGGCCGACGATGAACGTCTTGACGACCTGCCGCGGGATGCTCAGACCTACCCCGCCGATCGTCGCCGCGTAGAGCGAGTCCGACCGTTTGCCAAGGATCACGCGGCCCAAGCCGACCTGCCAGGCGTCGAAGACGACGCCCCACTCCTGGCATTTCGCCTCGACCGCCGGCCAGCCCGTCGAGACGATCCCCAACGGCAGAACCAGATGCCGGGTGACCTCAGACAGCCGAGGCGTCGAAGGCTTCGTCGGAGACCGGACCACCGCGCGCCGCCTCCCGCTCATCCGCGGCGTCCATGCGACGGACCTCCGTGTCGAGGCGATCCATCTCCGCGATCAGTCTGCCGAGCGCGTGCGAGGGGACCCCCGCGTCGATCTCAGTAGCGATCTTCCGCCGGGCCATCACCAGGAACTCACGCCGACTGCGCTCGGTCGCCTCGACCAGCGTCTTCGGAGGTGCCGGGGGGTCCGGCTGGGCAACCTCGTCTGAGGTGACCGCATGGAGCTTGGGGGCACCCATTCGTCCACCCCCTCAGCCATTTTTTCACTAGGGAGAGATCGGC